GAGCCTTGGAATGGCGCTTGCGGTGTATTTCATCCCATGATTACTGAAGCTGTTGTGCGCTTTCAGTCAGAAACAATTATGGAAACCTTTCCTGCACAGGGTCCGGTAAAGACAAAGATTATCGGAAAACAAACCCGGGAGAAGGAAGAAGCTGCGCAGCGCGTCAAAGATGATATGAACTACCAGTTGACCGAGCGCATGCCGGAGTTTAGAAGTGAACACGAGCGGATGCTGTGGAACCTTCCTGCTACGGGTTCGGCATTTAAGAAGGTGTACTTCGATCCGGGCATGGACCGTCAGACGTCTATCTTTGTTCCGGCAGAAGACATCATCATTTCTTACGGCGCCCCTTCGATCGAGATGGCGGAGCGTGTAACGCACCGTATGTACAAAACAAAAAATGAAATCCGTAAGCTGCAGGTGGCTGGGTTTTATTTAGACGTGGAGTTGGGTGAGCCGTCACGTACTAAGAATGAACTGCAAGAGCGTAAAGACAAAGAGACTGGGTTTAGCTCGATTAACGACGACCGGTACATGTTGTATGAGTGCCACGTTAATTTGGATTTGCCCGGGTACGAAGATGAAGATGACGGCGAGCCTACTGGCATCGCGCTACCGTACGTAGTTACGATCGTTGAAGGTTCAGGCGAAGTATTAGCAATCAGACGGAATTACTATGAAGACGATCCTACTAAAGCTAAACGAAATCACTTTGTTCATTACTGCTACATCCCCGGCTTTGGTGTTTATGGTTATGGCCTTTTCCACCTGATCGGTGGATACGCTAAGTCTGCAACCAGCATCATGCGTCAATTGGTTGACGCCGGTACGCTATCTAACTTGCCGGGCGGTCTGAAGTCCCGGGGTCTGCGTATTAAGGGCGATGACACACCGATTGCTCCGGGTGAGTGGCGCGACGTAGATGTGGGGTCTGGAGCGATCCGCGACAACATTCTGCCGCTGCCGTACAAAGAGCCAAGCCAAGTTCTCGCTGGCTTAATGGACAAGATCGTTGAAGAAGGTCGTCGTTTTGCCGCAACTGCCGATATGAAAATATCGGATATGAGTGCTCAGGCGCCTGTCGGTACAACANTGGCGTTGCTGGAAAGAATGCTTAAGGTTATGAGCGCTGTTCAGGCTCGGGTGCACTACGCATTTAAGCAAGAGCTAAAGCTGTTGGCAGACATNATTCGTGATTACACGGAAGATAACTACGACTACGAGCCACATGAAGGTGAGCCACACGCTAAGCGTTCTGACTACGATATGGTGGACATTATCCCCGTATCAGATCCCAATGCAGCTACGATGTCTCAGCGGATTGTGCAGTACCAAGCCGTTGTGCAGTACCAAGCCGTTATTCAGTTGTCGCAAACTGCCCCCCAAATCTACAACCTGCCAGAGTTACACAGACAGATGTTGGAAACTTTGGGTATTCGTAACGCGGCTAAGTTGATTCCGGTTGAAGATGATCAGAAACCGCAAGACCCGATCTCTGAAAACATGAACATGCTTAAAGGCAAGCCAGTCAAGGCGTTTATATATCAGGATCATGAGGCGCACATCCAAGCGCATAAAGCCGCTGAAGAAGACCCAATTATTCGTAAGTTGATTGGGCAAAGTCCTATGGCTAACCAAATGCAAGCCGCTATGGCTGCGCACGTTGCTGAGCACGTGGGCTTTGCGTATCGCCAGAAGATTGAACAGGCCGTTGGTATTCCCTTGCCCGCACCGGACGAAGAAATGCCAGAAGAGCTTGAGCTTCAAATTTCAAGGTTGGTTGCTGCAGCAAGCCAAAAAGTTTTTGCAGATAGCCAGCAAGAAGTTGCTCAAGAACAGGCAATGGCTCAAGCGCAAGACCCAGTACTGCAAATGCAGCAGCAGGAATTGGCAATTAAACAAGGTGAACTTGCCTTGAAGCAGGAAGAACTTAAGATCAAACACCAGCAGCTAGCTGTGAATGCAACGGCTAAAGCAGANGAGATAGAGCTGAAAGAGAAATCTTTGGCCCTTGACGCTATGAAGGCCGCAGAAGAAATGGATATGCGTGGCAAGCTGGACGCCGTACGTATCGGTATTGATATGGCAAAAGTGCAGACAGCTATGAAAACACCAACAGGAGGTAACACCAAGTGATACAAGCCTACGTAGAACTTCTACGCAAAAAAATCCGTGAGGATATGAACAACTACGCCGACGACTTAGCTGGCGGCGTATGCAAGTCTTTTGAAGAGTATCAAAAGCTTTGCGGGGTCATTCATGGGCTGGCCCTAGCAGAGTCCTATGTTGTAGCCCTTGCCAAGAAAGTAGAGGAATCAGATGAGTGATTTACCCGAAAGCGCTGTTGAAGAACAATCGGAAGAAGCAAAAGCAACACAACTGCCTGACCCTAAAGGATGGAAAGTCCTTTGCGCTGTGCCCGAAGTCGAAGACAAATTTGGTGATAGTGGCCTGTTAAAACCAGAGTCGATCGCCAAAGTCGAAGAGCACAGCACAACGGTATTGTTTGTTCTAAAAATGGGTCCGGATGCGTATGGAGATACAACCAAATTCCCGTCGGGGCCGTGGTGCCAAGAAGGTGACTTTGTGTTAGTAAGGGCTTACTCCGGTACGCGTTTTAAAATTCACGGTCGAGAGTTCCGTCTTTTGAATGACGACCAAATTGAAGCAGTTGTGCAAGACCCACGCGGCTATACCCGCGCTTAATGGAGGAAATACAAATGGCTTTAGATGATAAAGATACTTCTGAGTACGAGAATGAGCAGGAATACACTTCCCAAGAAGAAGGGGAGATTGAGCTTGAAGTAGTTGACGACACACCCCCCGAAGATCGAGGCCGCAAGCCCCTTGACAGGGAAGTTGAAGATCCTTCTGACGAAGAAGTTGCTGAGTACAGCGATAAAGTTCAGAAAAGAATCAAGGAACTGAGCCACGCTCGGCACGACGAAAGGCGTGCTAAAGAGGCGGCCCTGCGCGAGCGGGAAGAGGCGGCTCGGGTTGCCCAACAGCTCTTTGAAGAAAACAAGCGTTTGCGGGAATCGTATAACGCGGGGGTTAGCACATACGGTCAAATGGCAGAGTCCAAAGCTGAAATGGAACTCCAGATGGCCCGTCAAAAGCTTAAAGAAGCACAGGAAAGCTACGACACTGACCAAATTATTGCAGCGCAAGAAGAACTGGCTGCAGCCCGGTACCGGGTAGAACAAACAAAATCTTTTAAACCTACCCCTTTACAAGCACCACAACAAGAGGTATATATACAGCCAACGCCGCAGGAGTCCGTGCAGGTCGATGAAAAAGCGACCCGCTGGCAAACCAAGAATTCTTGGTTTGGACAGGATGATGAGATGACCAGTCTCGCACTTGCGGTGCACAAAAAACTGGTCGATGCTCGTGTTGATCCTAGATCAAACGAGTACTACGAGCGTATTGACGCTCGCATGCGTGAAGTGTTTCCCGATTATTTCGGTGAGACTAGAAGGGAACCGAAACGCCCGGCAACCGTTGTTGCTGCTCCAACTCGTACTGCAGGTAAGAAGTCGGTCAAACTGACCAAAACGCAAGAAGCGTTAGCCAAGCGGCTCGGGCTTACCAATCAACAGTATGCAACTGAAGTTCTTAAACTTAACTCGGAGTCCTAACCATGTCTGAACGAATTAGTCGTGATGGTGCGCAAGAGCGCACACCCAGAAACCTTCAAACACGTGAGAACGATGCTCGTACAGTTTATGTGCCTGCTAGTGCTCTACCCACCCCAGATCCGCGTCCGGGGCTACGTTTTCGATGGATTGCTACCGAACTTCTCGGGGCTTCTTTAGAACAAAACGTATCCAAAAAGACACGGGAAGGCTGGGAACCCGTCCGCGCTGCGGACTACCCCGAGCTGAAGCTCGCTGCAAGTTCAAGTGGTAATGTTGAAAGTGGTGGCTTAATGTTGTGCGCTATGCCAGAAGAACTGGCAGAGTCACGCAGCGCTTACTACCAAAAACATTCCAAAGCCCAAATGGATTCTGTTGATAACAGTTTCATGCGGAATAGTGATCCACGTATGCCGTTGTTTAGCGAAAAAACGTCGAAGACGACGCGTGGCGTGGGTTTTGGTAATGGTTCCAAATAACCTTTTAAGGAGTTTAACAAATGGCTTATCCTACTGTTAGCGCTCCCTACGGCTTTAAACCGATCAACCGTGTGGATGGCATGGCTTACGC